ATATGGATATATATTTTTTAATTAAATAGATCTGATTATTATGACAACTTTGGCATTTGTGCTGGTTTTACTAATATTTACAGGTATTAGTAAGCATAAGGATCATGATTATATAGCTCAGGTTGGTCCAGTTGAGATTTATGGGGTTAGGGTTGAGGGAGAGAGGTATTTGGTGACTGATAAAGGTGGTATTATTCTGGTTAAATAATTGGAGTATGAGAAGGGGTATATGACTACAATTTTTTTAATTATAGCTATATTGGGAATTTTACTTGTTGCTATAGGTGCAATTATAGATATGGTAATATATTATAAAATATATAGGAGGAGAAATAATGGCAAAGAAGAAGAAAAAAGATAAGGGGAAGCAGGTCAGAAATAAAATTAAGAACATCCTCTTCATCCTTTCAGTCTCAGCACTGCTGGCCGTTCTCAGCCCTAAGGCTGCCCAGGCCCAGGAGTGTACGGTATCGGCCCAGACCGATATCTTTTCAACCCGGGATATCCAACTCGACATCACCTGCCCAAATGCCCCATTTTTCAAATTGTCCGAGTCTCCCGATTTCAATGAATCGCCCGAAACGGGGGTAGTCGTCACCATCGATAACATCGATCCCCTGGGCGAGTATGCCGACGTCTCGATCAAATACCCCAACGGTACGGCCGGAGGTAACGCCGTCCCGTTTTCCGTAACCGACACCACCCGGGAAGTGCGGATCCTGGCGGTTCTGTTCAATTTCAGCGAGGGTGCACTGACACCGCCCGCCTATGCCACCCCGGCCTGGGTTGAGAAACTGTTGTTCAGCGGCGGCCACGACGGTCGGGGCCTGGCCAACAGCATCAAGGCCCACATCGAGCAGAACACCTACGGTACGGTCACCGTTACCGGCGAAGTCTATCCGAAATGGGTGGATGTCGGTTCCATCGAGACCTACCGCGATCTGAACCTGCCGACAACGTCCGATCGCAAGTTTGCCGAAAAGATCTCCCAATACCTGGTCGAAAACGACCCGGGATTTTTGACCGGCAAGGATTTTGATTTCCTGATCGCCCTCACACCCGGCGGCCTTATGGCTACCACGCTGCGCGAATATCAACTCTATTCAGAATGGCCCGACCCCTATGGCCTTTTTAAGGGATGGGCCATGTTTGATATCCCCATTGACAGCGGTTCACAGCTTTACGCTACCGTATACGACGAACAACAGGTATCGAGAACCAGCACGATGGTTGTTCCTCGCTACAACCCTTACTCTGTGGAAGGAGTATGGCTGACTACCGACCCCGGCCATACGGGAGTCAATTACTTCACCGGCGGAAAGGTGCGTTACGATCCCGCCAATCCGAATTTTTTTGCCCATTTTATTGAACTGGGGACCCCCCTGCCGTCGCCCAATACCGAAGTCATTATCACCTACTATCCTCGAGCCTATATCCGGCTGGATGATGAGCAGATGGCTCTTGCCCCGCCCGACACCATGCCCGAAACGAGGACCTTCGCCCTCATGATGCATGAACTCTATCATGGAATGGGTTGGCTCCTGACACCTGGAGGTCAGGCAATTTTTGACCTGTATCAAACTCCGCAGGAGCTGATTGGACCCTATGGCCTGATGTCAGACGGGACCTGGAACATTTACAAGATCGGTGAAGACCGTTATTACATTCCCGGTAACCTGAGTGCGTATTCAAGGGTGAAATTGGACATGGTGCGGCCCTATACGGTTCAGTATGGTGAAAACGAGATTGGCATCCGGCTCTATAAGGCCGAAGAAGGCGATTTTACAAATACCAACAGCAGGATTAAGGTGATCAAGGTCCCCCTGCATCCGGTGGCCGACATCGGGTATTGGCAACTGGTGGAATATCCCGATATGGGCGTTGTCTTTGGCGGCGAGGAATACCTCCTGCTGGAGTGGCGTAAGACCGGAGAGCTTGAGAACTCGGTCTATAATTTCGACGTGGCCTTGCCCCATGAGGGTCTGTTGATCTATCGGGCGATGGAAGGTGATCCCGACAGCCGGCATGGCGACAATTATCAGAATGTCGTTCGTATCGCCGACGCCACCCCTGCCTTTGATGCCTTTCCTTTCGACAATTGGATGGCCTTTTGGATGGAAGATTTCTTTTCTCTGGAAGAGTCCCCCGCGCCCCTGGGCCACGCCTCGGGCGTTTACAGCTACGTGGCCGGATCGGCATGGAACTGGAAAGCTGATGAGACCACCATTGCTGATTTTCAGTTTTCCCCGGGTGACGGGCAAAAGACCATTTACGCCAAGTTCATGGATCTCAACGGTCAACTTGTCGGCCAAACCTCGCTGTCGCTGATTTTGTCGGAGAACGTCAACACACCGCCAATGGCGGATGCCGGTAGCGATCAGACAGTTTCCGAGGAAGCGGGTCAAGGCGCCCTGGTAACATTGGACGGAAGCCGGTCTTCGGACCCGGACGGAACGGTGGTTGATTACGCATGGTATGAAGGAAGTTCGCTTATTGCCTCAGGCATGACGGCAGAGGTGAGCCTGGAGGTTGGGCTGCACACGATTACCCTCGTGGTACGCGATGACCAGGGTGCCGTGGGTAGCAGCGAGGTGACGGTGACCGTCCTGGCGGCCGATGTGCCTCCGGTGGCGGATGCCGGAGACGACGTGACAGTCGAGGTATCCGAGGGGGGAACATTTCCGGCACCGAGCGGTTTGACGATCGTGATCGATGGCGACCAGGTCACCCTCGCCTGGTCGTACAATGGGGGCAATGAGGCCGGCTTTTATATCGAGCGCGGCGAGAAGGTCAGAGGCACCGTCACTTTCGCGCGGATAGCTGATACCTGGTTCGATCAGACCTATTATGACGATGCCCCTGCCGCCGGAACCTATTATTACCGCGTGCAGGCCTTTAACTCAAATGCAGTTTCGGATTACTCCGAAACCGTGTCTGTGCGGGTCAAAAAATAAAAGGCTCCTCACAAGAATTTGTGGGTGACCTATAAGGTAAAAAACTTGAAAGCATGAATCAAATTCAATACTTCCTGATGGTGACCAAACCTAAGAGAAGATGGGGTATATAGAGATAAAGAGGTTGATTTAGATGAGGAAGAAAGACTATAGGAAAGTGTATACTTATAAGGAGAGGGAGTATATTATTCTTGCTCTTGAATCAGTGATTAAGACTTTGAGAGATGCAGATGAGGTTTATATAGCGGAGATGATCTCTGAAGTAGATCCTAAGAGCAGAGTTGTCGATCTCCGCATCAGCCTAAGTTACAAAAGTAAATAAAGAGGAGAAATAAGTATGGCAAGTTTATCAAATATTAGAATAAATTTAAACTATGAACCAATGATAATAAGTGGCGATTTAAAGGAGCATCAAGATGAAGGTGTAGTTTTATTTGATAATGATGAAGTGTATAAAGTCACATATGATAAGTTTGTTGAGTTTATGAAAAGAGCTGATAGAAAATGTGGATGTAGAGATTCTATGATAGAGAAAAAGGATAATATAACATATTGTAAAAACTGCGGAAGGATAGTATAATGAATGAACATCAAGCTAGAGAATTACTACATAGATTAAGTAATATTGAGAAACAACTAGAATCAATAAGTGTAAACTTGGAAAGATTAAGCCAACCTGCATATTATTATATTACAGATGATCCTCAACAAGGATTATGTAACTGTAATATGTATAGAGAAGGAGATTATTCGGGAGGTTGGTGGTGTCCTGTACATGGTCAGAGGTATTAATATGGAATCTTTAGATAACGTTGGCCCTTTATCAGATGATGATATTAAAGAAATCACTGGTGAAGATCCTTTTTACTGTAACTTCTTATGTATAGAACCAGTATATAGTGATTATGATGCTATAGGTATTAAACCTTTTATGCTCATGAGGATTACTGGAGAACAGAGTGTTTGTTCTTTGAAACATTCTTCAAATAATAAATGTGATGGCAAAGATTGTATATTTCAGAGAAGATAATTTCAGCAGGGTAGAGCAGTGGTTAGCTTGCTAGCCTCATAAGCTAGAGGTCGAGGGTTCGACTCCCTCCCCTGCCACCAAGGGGCTATAACTCAATTGGGAGAGTATCGGCTTTGCAAGTCGAAGGTTGTCGGTTCGATTCCGACTAGCTCCACCAAAATTAAGGGTCAGTAGTTCAAGATGGTAGAACACTAGGCTCCAAACCTAGAGATCAGGGTTCCAGTCCTTGCTGACCTGCCAAAAAATAAATAAAAAATTATAACCAGGATGTAGCTCAGTGTGGTAGAGCACCTGCCTTGGGAGTAGGGGGCCGATGGTTCAAATCCATCCATCCTGACCATATTGCCAGAGTAGCTCAATTGGTAGAGCAACTGACCTGTAATCAGTAGGTTGAGGGTTCAAATCCTTCCTCTGGCTCCAGACTATATAGATAGTTATTCCTGCTCATGTGGAGTTTGTTTATGGCTGATGTGTTAATGTTGGATACGGTTAAAATAGGTGGTATTAAGTATGATGTAGAATTTCCTTTTCCGATTGAGACTAATGAAGAATTATTAGGTATGCATTATCTTCCTTTAAGTAAAATAAGAGTTGTTGATACTTTTAATGGAGATAAATTAACTTGGTGTAGAATCCATGAATTGTTTATACATGAGATATTTCATGCCATAGATCATAGTTATTGTAATACAATTAATGAAGAAAGAATTAAACATCCTTCTATAACAAAACTTAGTTTTGGATGGCATCAAGTTTTAACAGATAATAATTTAAATATAAAAGATTTTAAGACTTATCCTAAGTATGTGAAAGTAGGTGGGTTTAAGTATGAGATAGTTTCTAAACATCAATTCAAAGACGAGATCAATGAAGTTTGGTATGATGTAAAGAATATTAAAAACAAATTATATTTCACTGACAAAACATATGAAGGTAAATTGTCTAATGATTTTAAGTCCTTGTGTTTATGTACTGCTATTCTATATGCTGTTTGTAGTGTATATATGGGAGAGGAAGAGGACGAAGCTCTAATCTATAACATGAGTTCATTAGGAAGTGGGATACATCAGGTATTGAAAGATAATGATATAGAAAATATAATAAAAAATGGTATAAGATATGATAAGAAACGGAGTGTTAAACAGCATGTTTAATAAAAGATGGGTTGCTCTCTCCCCTGAAGAAAGAGAGGAATATGTAAGTCAGGATTATGTGCCACAAAAAGAACTAACTTTTTCTTTTCTAGGAGGAAAAGATCTTATTGAGACATTTTATCAAGGAGATATACCGAATGATCCACCGTTCTGTGGAACAACAAAATCATATGTTATGATTATATATGAGATGTATTTCCTAGATCATAGATCTCCTAGTGAGATTTCATATCATATACCATATGGGATACGGTATATTCAATATATAGTAAAGGCTTTCAAAAAGAGGATTAATGAAACTGGAACTACCAAAATAAAACTAAAAGTACTTAAAGAACACTTTATTAACAACACTCCAGTTAAGGATATACCTCGAAAACTTAAGGTCGATAGATCATATGTATTGAAGATAATTAGCAGCCATATTGACTTAATTAAATCATCTAAAAACACGAACAGATAACTAAAGATAACTTTAATTAAATCAAGCACTTATCTCCTAAATCCCCGCTATTCCTATCATTCGTAATGGGTAGTATCAAAAATATAAGCTATAACGGTTAGTTAGCAGAGAGAGGTATATTTAATACTACCCTTTTCCTTCTTCGGTTTTACCTAATAAAATATGGCACAAGGTAACATAAGTAACACAGAAAGATACAAACGTTTATCTGAAATTAAACGTTTGATAGATGAGGACAAATCTCCTGATGAAATATCTAGCGAGACTGGCCTATCTCTGTCTGTAGTTAAGACAAATATTAAATATTTAGATGAATTAAGTACAATTGATCTCTCTCCTGTAGAAATAGGAAAGAGAAGAGAAGAATTGTATGTAGAATTAATTGAGGCTACAGAAGAAGCACGAAAGATGTTTCAGTATTATAAGCAGAACGATAAAGCTACCAGTGCTCATATGTTCTTTACAGCCTGGTTAAATAGTATAAATTTGAGAGCAAGTTTGTTTGGATTAGATAAAGTTCCTTCTACCCCTACCAATCAAGTCAATACGCAGATAAATAACTACAGTAGAGAGAAAATTGATTCTTCTATTGGTAGCAAAATAGCTGATATGATTAAGAAACAACACGAAGATAGTAGAAAAGAATAGTATCGTGGAGGCGATACCTATTGGCAAAAAAAGTATATACATCAAAAGAGGAACTCGATCAAGATAGAAGAGAATTAGCAGATAAGTTTGAGAATGGAGAACTCCCTAATTATCTGCATGATTATTTTGATGAGAGAGAATTGAATAGATTACATGGTGAAATAGCTAGGCAGAGACATATAAATAAATATACCTATTCTACAGAAGAACGGATTAATTATGTAAAGAATAGAGAGAAAGAGTTTTGGGAAAATAATGAAACAGAAATCATTAAAGTTCCTAGAACAATTGGTAAGCATCTAACCCCTATTTATGAAGAGCCTCTTAGAAATGAAAAGAATGTTGAAGAGGAATATTGTTTATCTGAGGACGAAAGAAGAGCTTTAGTTCATTTATGTGAAGATGATTTATATCTTTTTGCAGTAAGATATTTTCCACATTATTTAAAAAGACCAAGCAGTGTTCTACATAAGTATATATATAACACTTTATCTAGAGAGTTAGGCTCAAAATCACTATCAAAAAAAGAGAGAAAAGGGCTTAAATATGCTATTGCAGCGCCCAGGGGCAACTCGAAAAGTACATTGGTATCTAATATATTTCCTATATGGTGTGTATGTTTTAGCAAGAAAAGATTTATTATTATTGTTTCTAATACAGCAGGTCAGGCAGAAGACTTTTTAACTGATATAAAAATAGAATTAGAGAATAATGCTAAACTCTTAGAAGACTTTCCTCATGTTTGTGGAAGAGGTTCTAGGTGGAGAACAGAGGAGATAATAACTAATAATGATATTAAAATCAGGGCTTTAGGTACTGGTTCTCAGATACGTGGTAGGAGATTTGGTATTTATAGGCCGGATCTTTTGATCGGTGATGATTTAGAGAATCAAGATCAGATACGGTCTGAGTCACTTAGAGACTTCATTAGATTCACATGGTTTAATAAAGATGTTCTATTTGCCGGCGGTGAGGAAGGATCTGAGATGGATATTTTTATTGTTGGTACTATCTTAGGTAAAGACTCACTGTTAAATGCTTTATTAAATCCTGAGGAATACCCAGGTTGGAAATGTAGGAGATTTAAATCTGTTATTAAATTTTCTAATTCAGCATTGTGGGATGATTGGACTGAGATTTATAAGAATAGATTTGATGCTGAAAGATTAGATACCGCCTTGCAGTTTTTCGAGGATCACAAAGAAGAGATGCTAGAAGGAACAGAAATATTGTGGCCTGAAGGTAGATCTTATTATAAATTGATGGAGAACTTTGTTAATGATAGAAGTGCTTTTGAATCTGAAGATCAAAATTCTCCTATAGATATAACAAAGATATTGATCCTTAAAGATGAGCTTAACTGGGATGACTTTAGAAACAGAGAACAGATTGTTAAAGTACTTCCAAAGTGCCATTATTTCGGGGCTTTAGATCCTAGCTTAGGTAAGAAGAGTACATCTGGAGATTATAGTTGTATAACTACATTGGCTAGAGATCCTGCGAGTGGTTATATATTTGTAGTTGATTTTGATATTAAAAGACGTAGTGTTGATGAACAAATAACTGCTATCTTAAAGAATCATGAAAGATATAAATATAAATCATTTGCTGTGGAAACTAATGCCTTTCAACTTGTTGTGGCAGATAATTTAAAGAAGATATCTAGAGAAAGTGGTGCTTATATTCATGTAATAGAACTTCAGCATTATCATGATAAAAAGATGAGAATAGAGGGTATGATTCCATTCATTAAAGATGGAACCTTAGTTTTTGATTCATATAGATATAAAACAAATAGACAATATAATCTAGCAATAGATCAATTGTTAACATTCACTGGTGAAAATGATCGGCATGATGATGCACCAGATAGTTTGGAAATGGCGTTTACAATAGCCAAGAAACCTAAATTTAGGTTAATTACGAAAAGCAATTTATAAGGTGAATAATGGCACAGTTATCAGAAAGAACGCATCCCCTATTTAATGATAATATAGAATTTTGGGATCTCTTATATGATGCAATAAAAGGTGGAGATACTTTTATTACTGATGAGAATCTCTTCACTCATAGGCTTGAGGATACTATAGATTATGATAAGAGATTAGAGAGAGCATATTATCTTAATTTTTGTGATGCTATTCCTAATATATATAATGCATATATATTTAAGGAAGCAATTGAAAGACCACCTGATGAAACTCTAAAGTTTTTTAGAGAGGATGTAAATGGTAGAGGATTAACATTATCTAAATTTGTAGAAAGAGCAGGATTCTTTGCCTCTGTATATGGTGTTGTACATGCACTGGTAGCTGTGCCAAATCTTCCAGACAATAAATCAAAAATCACCAAACGAGTAGCTAAAGAAAACAAAATATATCCTAGATGTAGTTTAATCCTTCCTACTCAATTGGTTGATTGGTCAGTAGATGCAGAAGGAAACTTTCGATGGGTGATCATCGAGAGTACATATTATGAAGATCTCGATCCTGAAAAGGATAGAGAAGAACAAACTCACTATAAGCTTATTACAACTGAGAAATGGGAAATACAAGATAGTTCTGGTGCGGCTGTTACGTTTGAGGACGGAACTCCAAGCCAAGGTACTAACGAGCTAGGGTATATCCCTATGGTTACATTATATCATAAGAATATTGATGACAATAAAATAGGAGAGTCAATGCTTAAGGATATAATATATATTAATAGGGCTATTTTAAACTGGTGTTCTTGTGTAGATGAACAAATAGAAAGACAAACATTTTCTCAATTGGTAGTTCCTGATGATGGAACTTTAGCTGAAGCTGATGAGTCAGGTGACGATCCTTTACATAAAATAGGGACATCATCTGCATGGACGTTTCCCTCCGATGCAAATCATCCACCTAACTTTATATCTCCTAACGTACAGAATATAAAGACTATATGGAGTCTTGTTATAGATCATGTTAAAGAGATATATCGACTTGCACGATTGATTGGTTCGTCTGAAGATATGTATGCATCTAGATCTGGTAGAGCAGCTCAAATGGGATTTATGAGCGTAAACTCTGCTTTAGCAGATAAAGCTCAATCTTATCAAGATTTTGAAAATGAGATCAGTAAGTTAGTTTATGATGAACTAGGAAAGAATCCAGAAGAATATGAATCAGTTAAATATCCAGATACATTTGATATCTCAACATTAACTGATGAATTAGATTCTCAGATAAGGGTTATGGAAAGAAATTTCTCTACAACTCTTAATAAAACTATACAGAAGAATATTGCTAGACGTGCAGTTCCTCTTGCTACAAAAGATGTTAAATCTACAATTGAGGATGAGATTGAACAAGGTTCTGGCATTATTAATCCTGTAAATGTGATGGGAACTATAGATGTTGATGCTTCTGGAGAGGATGGAAATCCAAATAATCAAAGAATGTCTGATACCTTCAGATCAAGAGAAGATAAGAATTTTGATGAGATAACTAAGAAAAAGAAGGAATAATGGATATTATTCTATAGATATGCAATGGAGGTTGCAAAATGAATAGAGAAGAATTAGAAAAGAAGGCCAAAGAGCTTAAAGTAAAGTTTGATGAGAACACTTCTGATGCTGATCTTCAATCTGCTATTACAAGAGCAGAGAAGGAATTAGAAGAGAAGAATAATGATGTTAATTATTTAAGAGAAAGAGCAAAGTATTTTGAGGAGGAAGCTCGGAAAGCTTTTGAGGAAAGAGATAATGCCAAGAAAGAAAGACGTTCCCTTCAGAATAAAATAAAAGATATTGAAGATTCGATTAAAGATTCTCCTGATCCTAATGAATTCAAAGAGTTAAAGAAAGAATTAACTCAGATGAAGAAATATAAAGAAGAACTGGACAAGCTGGCTGAGGAAGAAGAACTGAAGCAGAAAACAGAAGCGGAGAAAGTTGAGATTAGATATCAGAAAGAATTTGAGCAATTCCAAAAGAAAATGGAAGAGAGCGTAGGCCAGTATAAAGAAGCTCTCGATCTAAAGGATAAAGAGATTGAGGAATCGAAGAATCATATCAAATCTCTTAGAATATCAAGATTGAAAAGTGAAATCATCGAGCATGCTGCTAAGAACAAAGCGTATAATCCTTCTCAGATAGTTAAGCTTATTCAAGACAGATTTGAATATGATGATAATCTTGATAAGTTTATGAGTTATGAAAAAGATGATAAAGGAAAATTAAAGAATGAGTATACTGTCGAAGAAACGGTTAAGTCGTTTCTTTCCGATCCAGAAAATGATAATCTTGTTAGTGCTGATTTAAAAGGACCAGGGTTACATACTAAAGATGGTGATAAGACAGGGAAACGAGATGATACGAAATTAAAAAAGGATGGTAATAAATACAATCCTAAGGATGAAGATCTACAGAAAAGAGCAGAATTTGCTGGTCTTCCTGTAGAAGATTATATAGAAACTCTTGAACAAAAAGATGCTAAAATGGCTAAAATTCAAGAGAGACGAGAAAAAAGTCAAAATAGACAGACTTTATAAATATAAATGGACAGGTGATAATTCATGGCAGAAATTCGTTACGGTCATGTTGAAGGTCCAGGTAAAGGTAAAGAGTATCCTATGGCTGCTAGTCAAGCTTTTCACCGAAGAGGTGGTAAGTTTGTTTATGCGGTAGCTGGTGATATGACAAGATGTGCAACTGCTGTGGCTGTTGTTTCTGGTTGGGCGGTTACGCCTAAAGATGCATCTGCTACAAACTTTTGGACAAGTTCCTCTACTGCAGGATCAGATCTAGTTTTTGTTATTCAGGGTCTTGAAGATGTATTTGAGCTTCCTGTTGACGAGGGAAATGCCTCTTTAGCGGCTTCCTATTTTAATCGTGGGGCTGGGTTGGTTATTAATTCGGCTGGTGTCCAAGTGGCTAAACTCGGTGGAGTGGCTGCTTCTCCAGTTTCTATTGTTGATATTGATACCGACAATAAGACCGTTAGAGTCAAAATTAAACCCTCGGCTCAGTTAGCGGCATAAGGAAGGTGAAATAAATAATGGCAGGTGTACACAGATCACAGTCAAATTAGTAGGCTGCACTTGTCTAATATGTTAAGGAAACAAAATGGCTGAATGTAAACTCTGTAAAAGACAATTTAAAATAGTTAATAATTTTCATCTAGAAAAAATTCATAATATAACAGTGGAAGAATATATAAAATTATTTCCACAAAATAAAAGATATGATGAAGATGTTTTAAAAGCTATAGGAACTAAGTCAAGAGAGAGACAAACAGGGTATAAATATTCTGAAGAATCAAAATCTAAAATGAGTAAAACTAGAAAGAATAAGATTGCATCAGGTGAAATTATTACTCCTTTTATGAGTGAGGATAAAAGAGGAGATAATAATCCAGCTTGGGGGAAGCACAGAAGATCAGAAAAGGCTATAAAAAATACCAAAGAGAAAAATAGTAAAATAATATCTGACGCATTCAAAAATGGATCAATTTATAACTATGGTAAATATTATAGTCAGAAGTTAGATAAAGAAATTTTATATAGAAGTTCATATGAATTAAAGTTTTTAGGATTTATAGATAATTTAGATTTTGTTAAAACTTTTGAGTATGAACAATTAGCAATCGAATATAATTTTGATGGAATTATACATAGATATATACCAGATTTACTAGTTTATTTTAACTGTGGATCTAAAGTTTTAATGGAGATAGGACCATCAACATTTAAGTTATACCCTTCAGAAAAAGAAAAAGAAAAACAATCAGCTGCTATTAATTATTGTAGAAATAGATTAATAGATTATGTTATTATAACTGAAAAACTTATTGACATATTGGATGATGTGAAACATCGGGTGAATTGCTGGGAAGACCTAAAGTGTTTTTGCCACAACATAACTGGAAACGGTAAGTGTGATGGATTAAAAAGTAAAACAATATATGGGCAATCAGCAGCCAATCCTCTGAATGATCAAAATAGTATGAGGCAGGTTCAACGACTAGAGTGTGATGTAGATCAACAGATAACCACTCCACGAGTTCCCGACACGAAAGTGATGATATAGTCTGAACTTATAGGAAACTATAAGATATTAAGGTTAAACTCCTTGATGATAACAAAATGTTACTGAAGCAATGAAGAAAGACATGTACGGTTTCTTTTGGGAATCTTATCCTGATATCCCCTCAAAATGGGAAATGATTTTTGACGTTGTGCAGTCCGATGCAGCGTATGAACAATTTACGTCAGCTATCGGGTTGGGGGAACTTCTGGAAAAACCTGAGGGTGAAGATCTTCAGGCTGATGCCCCAATTGAAAGTTATACTATTGTCTGCAAAAACCGTTCTTTTGGTCGTTTGGTGCGGTTCTCTTATGAGACTGTAAATGATGCTAAGAAAGTTAGCAATATCCTCTCCACTACTGTTGGTACGTGGGGTCGACAGGTTCCGATCACGAAAGAAAAGTTTTATGCTAAATTCTTCAACAAAGGTGCTTTTTCGGCAGGTCACGATGTGTTTAATAACTCTATTACAGGTGTTGTGACTGATGCTTCTGGTGCGGTAATATATGATAGTCAACCATTTTTCTCTACAGCTCATGTGAGTAAAGCTGGTACTTCATATGCTAATTACACTAGTACTAACGCATTGACACATACCAATTTGAAGACTATTTATAACACATTCACAAATACAAATAACCGAGATGAAAGGGATGACTTTATTGATTTGAAACCCAATATTTTGTTAATTCCTACTGCGTTGAGGTTTACTGCATTTGAGATTTTAAATAGTACTCTTATTCCTGATTCTATGGACAACAACTCTAACCCGTTGATGTCTATTATAGATCCTATGGAATGGAGTTATTTGGACGATGCTGACGGTTGGTTCTTGGGCGTTCTTAAGCAAGGTCTTATGGCTACAGAACGTGAAGACGTTAAACTGGACTTTTGGCAGGACGAAACCAGTATGGACTATTTCGCTTCTATCTTTACAAGATTTGGTGGATGTGTTAATAACTGGCGTTTTTGGTATGCCAACAACATTAGTACCTCATAATACTAATTTTATTAGTATTAAGTACTTAATAATATATTATAGAGCTAGGGTAGCTCCCGAAAAGAAGTAATCCCTACTTCCTGCTCTATATACTATAAAAAGAGGAGTGTTAAATTTGGCAAAGTTAACTACAAAGAAAAGGAAAAGGATATCGAAGTCAAACTTTGCAATTCCTAGTAAAGCTCCTGGTCCTGGTAGTTATCCAATTAATGATATAGCTCACGCTAGAAATGCTCTTGCTCGTGTCTCTCAACATGGAACTCCTGCTGAGAAAGCACAAGTAAGACGTAAAGTTTATGCTAAATATCCTCAATTAAAAAAGAACAAGAAGACGTAAATTAACGTTAACAATTTAATTTAAGTTATGGAGGTAACTTATGGAAATTAAAGAGAAACATGAGAAAATGCTATACCCTACTGTTCGGGTGAGAACTGATAAAGCCGGAGGTTCTGGTACAGTAATCTATTCTGAAGAAGATCCATTGTGCGAAGGGCAGTATGAAACTTATGTTCTTACTAATAACCATGTAATTGCATCAAATGTTACAGTTGGAAAAGAATGGTCTACTCTTTTGCAAAGAGAAATTAAGAAAGATACATTTAAGGAATGCTCGGTAGAATTTTTTGATTTTGAATATGGTTCTTGGGAAGGTGGAAGTCGTACAAGTAAAGCTACTATTATGTGCTATCATAAAGAGATGGATCTTGCTTTACTGAAATTACAGTCTGGTAAGAAAGCAGATTATGTAGCTACGCTTTTTCCTCATAATGAGTATAAGCAGAGATTGAGAATTTTCCAGAAGGTATTCGCTGTTGGTTGTGGTCTTGGGCATCCTACTTTGGCAACCGAAGGTCAATTGAATGGGTTTGATGATATGATAGATAATCATCCCTACATCCTAAGTTCAGCCCCCACAATTTATGGTAATTCGGGCGGCTCACTTTATCTTGCTGAAACTGGTGAATTGATAGGTGTTCCTTCCAGAATTGCTGTAACTGCTGGTATGCTTGGTGGATCAGATGCTATTACTCATCTAAGCTTTTCTATTCCTATTTGGTCTGTATATAAATTTTTGGAAGATCAGATCTTTGATTTTATATTCAAACCTGAAAAGACAAGTGCTACATGTGTTGAGGAAAGACGTAGGAAAAGGGAACGTGATGAACGCCAATTAGCGGTTGATGCTACCAAAGAATGTGAACCAGATATTCAGACAGATGGATTTGGATTACAATAATAGGAAGTGAGAATGCTTGGCATTAAGTGAAAAAACTAAGACAGCTATTTCCGGTGCGAATGTAGTTGAGGAACAAATATGCGATTTTGCATTTGATCCTGGGGCTACACCTGTATATCGTCTTTCTGATGAAGTGCCCAAAACCAGTGATGATATGACAAATCTTTTCATGTGGCAACATGGAGATAAGGTTAAAGGTACTCATGCTAAGGACCATGAAGGCATGAAAGAGTATATAAATGATATCAATAAAGCATTTGGCAAAGAAGCTAAATATGAAGAGAATGTAATTTATATTGATACATTATCACCTAGAAAGAGTGTCAGTGAACAGTTAGAAGAATTAAAGTAAGTGGATACTTATAATTATATATCGTGGAGGCGATACAATGGAAGAGTGTAAAATCTGTGGGATAGAGAAGAAAAATCTACCTAATCATGTCAGAGCTGCTCATCAAATGAATATGGCAGAGTATGACAAATATGAATCTACCGAAGAGGAGTCTTTTGGTGAATTAGATGAAGCCACTGTTATGAATATGAAAGAGATATCTGAAAGTAGATTTGGTGACAGTATTGTTAAATCTATAGCCGAGAAACCTTTAAGTGTATTTCTAAAGAAATATGATATAGCTGAGAAGGAACTTATTGATGTGGTTAAAAGCTATAAAGGTCTTGGATCGGTTAAGGTTACACAATCTATAAAAGAGAATACAAGTCGTGGCAGTCAGGCTGCTCAGGAATTGAATGATGAATTTGAAAAAAGTGGTGATAAACTTTTAGAAGTAACAGACCTTTATGTGGCTGAAGCCCTAATCAAATCCTATAATTTTAAATGTGATAAAGTTGTAGGTAAGACTTTGAAGAACCCAAAAACTTGGGTATTGTCTAAATAAGTTGAGAGATCGGTGCGGACTCCGGCACTG